CTTCAAGCGGGCCCGGAACCTTCACCACTACACCGAGAAGCCCGTCGAGCTGCTCGCCCACATCCTCAAGGGCGACGAGGCGACCGGCCGCGCGACGGCTCGGGTCTACGATCCGTTCGCCGGCTCGGCCTCGACCCTGATCGCCGCGGCCCAGCTCGGGCGCCAGGCCTCCGGCGTCGAGGTCGAGCCGCTCCAGGTCGACACAGCCCTGCGTCGCCTGCGCGGCGCCCTCAACGTCGAGCCGATCCTCGAGGCGAGCTCGGGCGCCGCGGCGCTCCTGGGCCAGGGCTTCGACCACGTCGCGCGCGAGCGCCTGGGCAGAATCCCGAGCGTCGGGCCGAAGTCTTCCACGCCGAAGAAGAAGCGCGCGGCCGCGGCCGACCCGCCCAGCCCGGAGCCGGCGACGCCGGCCGCCACCTGAGGGCCTCTCGTGGACACCGTTCCCGTCCAGACGTCCGAACTCGAGCCGATCGCGGCGCCCTCCCGGGCGCGCCCGCGGCTCGCTCGCGCCTCGAGCGCGTCCCGCACTCCGTCCGGCACCGTTCGCCGGACGGCCGCAACCCCTGACCCGAAGGACTCGAACCCATGAAGGCTTTCCTCGCCCTGCTCCTGCTCGTCCCGCTGCTCTTCGTCTCGTGCTCGCCGGCGTCCGCCGCGGCGCCGCGCCCGGTCGAGCCCGACCCGCCCGCGCTCCAGCTCGTCGGGCAGTTCTGCCACGGCCCCGGGACCGAGTTCGTGCGGCCCTTCCAGCTCGTCTCGATCGCGCGCGACTTGAACGACCCGACGCTCTTCGTCGTCTCGATCTTCGACGGCCAGACCAACGTCCAATTCCGCGAGCGCTACCGGGCGACGATCACGATCGGCCAGCTCGTCGACGGGCCCGAGGTCTTCGGCGGCTTCGACGACGAGGAGACCGGCCGATGAGATCGCTCCCTCCTACCGTTCGGGAGGCGCACGAGCAGGACCGGGGCTACCGGCTGCTCGTCGCGATCGTCTTCGTCGGCGCCGTCCTCCTGCTCCTCGGGTTCTGGGTCGTCTCGAGCTACCTCGAGGCCCGCTCGTTCGAGCGGATCACGGGCCGGCACGTCTCGACCTGGGATGCGATGTTCGTCGAGCTGCGCGTCCAGGAGGGCGCCCGCGATGGGCGATAGAACCCTGATCTCTTGGGCGATCGCGACCTGGAACCCCGTCCGGGGCTGCTCGCGCGTCTCCGCCGGCTGCCAGCATTGCTACGCCGAGCGCCAGGCGATCCGCCAGGCGGGCCCCGGCCAGGCCTACGAGGGCCTCGTGCGCTCGAGCGCGAGCGGCCCGCGCTGGACCGGCGAGCTCGCGGTCAATTGGGACGGCATCGACCAGCCGCTCCGATGGCGACGACCGCGGCGGATCTTCGTCAATTCGATGTCCGACCTCTTCCACGAGAAGCTCTCGGACAAGGCGATCGATCGCGTCTTCGCGGTCATGCTCGCGGCGGACTGGCACGACTTCCTCGTCCTCACGAAACGGCCAGAACGCGCGCGCGCCTACCTGACGACGGCGGATCGGTCCGAGCGGATCCAGGCCGTCGTCGACGCCGAACTCCGCGCGAATCGGAGGCTCGGGGGAGGACCGGACCGCCGAGCGACGATGATCGCGGGCCGGCGCCTACCCCTTCCGAACGTCTGGATCGGCGCGAGCGTCGAGGACCAGCGCTCGGCCGACGAGCGCGTCCCGATCCTGCTCGACACTCCCGCGGCCGTGCGCTGGCTCTCCGTCGAGCCGCTTCTCGGGCCCGTCGAGCTCCAGGACGAGGACACGAGCTACCTCCGCGGGATCGCCCTCGACCTCGTGGCCGACCCGATCGGGACTCCGGGCCTCGACTGGATCGTGGTCGGCGGAGAGAGCGGCCCAGGCGCTCGACCGTGTCGCGTCTCCTGGATTCGCGACCTCGTCCGTCAATGCGACGCGGCCGACGTCCCCGTCTTCGTGAAGCAGCTCGGCGCCGTGCCGTTCGAGGACCAGGACGCCTCGGAATGGCCGGCTGCCTGGCCCGAGCACGTCGAATGCCGTCTGGCGGAGCCCGCGCCGGCCCATGAGGCCTACGGCCTTCGCTCCAGGAAGGGCGAGGATCCGTCCGAGTGGCCGTCCGACCTTCGCCGGCGAGAGCTGCCGGCCGCTTCCCGCGTCTCTACAAAGGAACCCAGCCCGTGAAGATCTACGTCGCCTCCTCCTGGCGGAACCCCCACCAGCCCCCCGTCGTCGCCCTGCTCCGCGAGCACGGGCACGAGGTCTATGACTTCCGCAACCCAGGCCCCGACCGTCACGGGTTCGGCTGGAAGGAGCTCGATCCGGACTGGGAGAGCTGGACGGCCGACCAGTACCGGCGCGCCCTGACGCATCCGGTCGCGGCCGCCGGCTTCTTCTCGGACTTCGAGGGGATGCGCTGGGCGGACGCCTGCGTTCTCGTGCACCCTTGCGGGCGGAGCGCGCACCTCGAGCTCGGATGGTCCGTCGGGGCTGGCAAGCTGACCGCGGTCTACTTCCCCGACGAGGTCGCCGGCGCCGGCAAGGTCGAGCCGGAGCTCATGGCCCGGCTTGCGAGCGCGATCCTCGTCGGCTCGTCCGAGCTGCTCGAGTGGCTCGCGAGCTGGGAACCGGCCGCGGGCCCGGAATCGACCGGCCGCCGTCGCCGCTCCTGATCCTCAACCCACGAAAGCCCGAACCCATGAGCCAAGCACAGGACGTTCTCTCCGCCGGCGCCGGCCAGCTCCCCCCCGGGACCTTCGAGCTCCGCGCCCCCCTGGTCCTCTCCGGACGCCTTCGCGGCGACCGCCAGGGGACGCGCCTCGTCGCGACCTTCACCGATCGCCCGGCCGTCGAAGCCACGACCGGGAGCCTCGAGCAGCTCGAGCTCGTCGGCGGGGAGATCGGCGTCAACGTCCGGAACGAGGCGCGCCGCGTCTCGCTCGAGCGCGTCTGGATCCGCGACGCGAAGGGGGTCGGGCTCTGGATCGGCCACGGCGAGGAGACGAGCGTCTCCAATGTCGTCGTCCAGCGCGCGGGCGACAACGGGATCCAGCTCGAGAGCCCCCAGGGCGCGGACCTCCGCTCGGTCGTCGTGCTCGGGCCCGTCGGGAACAAGGCCGTGGACTGCTCGCACCGCGGCCCGGGCTTCCTGGCCCCGCGCCGCGTCCGGCTCCGCCACCTGACCGTGCTCGACCCGCACGGCTACGGGATCGGCCTCGCGGGCTGGCGCGCCGGCGAGGGGCACCTGCTCGCGAACTCGCTCATCCTCGAGCGCGACACGGGCGCCGGGGCCTCGGGCTACTCGGTCCTGGTCCCGAACGGTCCAGACGTCGGGACGTTCGTCGGCAACGTCGCGAACGCGCCGGCGCTCGGCCTCGAGGGCCGCGCCGTCGTGCTCGGCGCGCGGCCCGACGACCTGGCCGGGGTCTGGCCGAAGGGCTTCGACCTGGCGACGCGCGACAAGCTCGGCGGGGACTGGGGCGCCCTGGACAACCTCCGCCCGCTCGTCGCCGGCGGCACGCTCTGGGAGGCCGGGATCCGCTTCGCGACGCTGCAGGACATCCTCGGCCGGTACCGCCGGCTCCGAGGCCTTCGCGTCGCCGCGGGCGCCCTGGGATGACCTCGTGACCCGCAAGGCCCAGCGCGTCGCCGTCCCCGACGCGAAGATCAAGAGCCCGCCGGCGGGGAGCGTCGGGGTCCGCGAGTACGCCCGCCGGCGGACCGCGGCCGGGCATCCGATCTCCCATACGGGGATCGGGAAGGCGATCGCGTCGGGCCGGATCGCGGCCGCGGTCTTCCGCGACGAGCAGGGCCGGCCATTCATCGACCCCGAGCTCGCCGACGAGCTGCTCGAGCAGAACACGGACCCGAGCGCCCAGCGCGAGAACCGCGCCGGCGGGGCGCCTGGCAAGCCCGAGACGGCGCCGCTCTTCCACGAGGAGGACGCCGAGCTCGAGCGCGAGGAGGCGATCGCCGCGGCCGCCGACAAGCGCGACGGGAAGGAGGCCCCGACCGCGGCCTACACGCGATCGCGCGCCGCGCGCGAGACCTTCGAGGCCCAGCTCTCGCGCCTGCGCTACCTGAAAGAGACCGGCCAGCTCGTCGACGCGAAGGCCGTCCGCGAGCGCTCGGAGAACGTCGGGACGATGGTCCGCGACGCGCTCCGCAACATTCCCGCGCGCATCGCCGGCGAGCTCGCCGCGGAAACCGTCCCCGCTCGCATCGAAGAGCGCCTGCAGGAGGAGATCGACCGTGCGCTCGAGCAGCTCGCCGAACTCGCCCGCCCCTACTGAGGTCGAGGCCGTCGATCGCGCCTTCTTCCGCGCGCTCCGGCCTCCCGAGCAGCTCTCCGTCTCGGACTGGGCCGACCGGTACCGGGTTCTGTCGGGGCGCGCGGCCGCCGAGCCTGGGCGCTGGCGCACGGACCGGACCCCGTACCTCCGCGAGATCATGGACGCGCTCTCGCCGAACTCGCCCGTCGAGCTCGTCGCCTTCATGGCCGGCGCCCAGGTCGGGAAGACCGAGGCCGGGAACAATTGGATCGGGGCGACGATCGACCAGGCGCCCGGCGCGATGCTCGTCGTCTGGCCGACCGTCGAGGTCGCGAAGAAGAACTCGAAGCTCCGGATCGGGCCCCTCATCGAATCGACGCCGATCCTCGCCGCGAAGGTCCGCCCCAATCGCGAGCGCGACTCGGGGAACACGATCCTCTCGAAGGAGTTCCCGGGCGGGATCCTGCTCATCACCGGGGCGAACTCCTCGGCCGGCCTGCGCTCCACGCCTTGCGGGAAGCTCTTCCTCGACGAGGTCGACGTCTACCCGCCCGACGTCGACGGGGAAGGCGATCCGATGGAGCTCGCGATCGTGCGCGCGCGCACCTATCACCGGCGGAAGATCTTCGTCACGTCGACGCCCACGATCGAGGGCCGGAGCCGGATCGCCGCGCAGTTCGAGCAGGGCGACCAGCGCCGATACGAGGTCCCTTGCCCCTTCTGCTCGAAGTTCCAGGTCCTCGAGTGGATCAACCTCCGATGGGAGAACGACGATCCCGAGACCGTGCGCTACTACTGCTCGGGCTGCGGCGCCGCGATCGAGGAGGGGGCCCACAAGACCGCGATGCTCGCCGGCGGCCGCTGGGTCGCCCGCAACCCGCGCGCGCCGGCGAACCGCCGGAGCTACCACCTCTCGGCCCTCTACTCGCCGATCCCCTGGTACTCCTGGCCCCAGGCCGTCCGCGACTTCCTCCGGGCGAAGGAGAGCCTCCCGCTCCTGCGCGTCTTCGCGAACACGGTCTGGGGCGAGCCCTGGACGGTCAAGGGCGAGGCGCCCGAGTGGGAGCGGCTCTACAATCGCCGCGAGACCTACCCCCTCGGGATCGTCCCGCGCCGCGGCCTGATCCTGACGGCCGGCGTCGACGTCCAGAAGGACCGGATCGAGGTCGAGGTCGTCGCCTGGGGCCGCAACCTCGAGAGCTGGACGGTCGCCTACCTGACGTTCCCAGGCGACACGGAACTCGATTCGACCTGGGTCCCGCTCGAGGAGCTGCTCGCCCAGAGCTTCCCGCACGAGGGCGGATCACGCCTCCCCGTGCGGATGGCGGCCGTCGACGCGTCCTTCAATCAAAACCGCGTCCTCTCCTGGACCAGGAAGCAACCGACCGACCGGGTCCTCGCGGTCAAGGGACACGGGCGCTACCCGATCCTGATCGGTCAGCCGAAGGTCGTCGACGTCGAGACCCACGGGCGCAAGGTCCACCGCGGCGCGAAGCTCTGGCCCGTCGGGGTCGGGATCGCGAAGAGCGAGCTGTACGGCTGGCTCAAGGTCGAGCCCCCGACGGACCCCGACAAGGGCTACCCGCGCGGCTTCTGCCATTTCCCCCTCCTCCCCGAGGAGTTCTTCCGCCAGCTCTGCGCGGAGCTGCTCCGCGCAGGACTCGGCGAGGCTACGCCGTGCACGAGTGGGAGAAGATGCGCGAGCGGAACGAGGCGCTCGACTGCCGGGTCTACGCGCGCGCGGCCGCGGCCGTTCTCGGCGTCGATCGGCTCGAGCCGGGCCAGTGGACGAGACTCGAGCGCGCTCTCGGTCTGGAACCCACGGCGAAGGCCGGGCAAGCTGGGGCCCAGCCCGGACGAGCTCCGGCCGTGACCCCACCCCGGGAGAGCCCCGAAGGCGCGAGCGAGGTCCGGCAAGATCGACCGGGCGAGGACTACTGGAAACGATGGCAAGCTGGACACTGACCGACCTCGAGCGGATCGAGCTCGCGATCGCGAACGGGACGCGCCGCGTCAAGTTCGAGGATCGCGAGGTCGAGTACCGTTCCACGTCCGAGCTCCTCCGTCTCCGGGACATCATCCGGAAGAGCCTCAACCCGCCCGACCCCAACGCCGGCCGCTCGCGGGCCACGATCGACAAGGAGCTTTGACCCATGCTCGAGCGTACCTGGCTCGACCGCGCGATCGGGCTCGTCTCCCCGCGGACCGAGTTCAAGCGCCTCCAGTACCGCGCGGCCGCTCGGACGCTCACCGCGCACTACGAGGGCGGCTCGACCGGGCGACGTACCGACAATTGGCGCGCGCCCAGTACGGGCCCGACGGCCGCGAGCGCGATCACGCTCCCCAAGCTCCGCGATCGCTCGCGAGACCTGGTCCGAAACAACCCGTGGGCGCGGAACGCGATCGAGGACCTCGAGAACGACGTCGTCGGGACCGGGATCGTCCCGAAGATCGTCGCGCGCACGAAACGCGGCCAAGCGGCCGTGGTTGCGCTCTGGAAGGCCTGGGCGGAGACGACCGCCTGCGACGCGGACGGGCTCAACGACTTCTTCGGGCTCCAGGCCCTCGCGTTCCGCACGATCGCCGAGAGCGGCGAGGTCCTGATTCGCCGGCGCCGGCGCCGTCCTGAGGACGGTCTCCCGATCCCGCTCCAGCTCCAGATTCTCGAGCCGGACTTCCTGGACACGTCGCGCGACGTCGTGAACGACGACGGCTCGCGCATCATCGGCGGCGTAGCGTTCGACGTGCTCGGCCGGCGGACGGGCTACTGGCTCTTCCCCGAACACCCCGGGGAGGCCTTCGGGCGCTTCATCTCCGGCCGAGCGTCGTCCTTCGTCCCCGCCTCGGAGATCCTCCACGTCTACCGCGTCGAGCGCTCCGGCCAGGTCCGCGGCATCCCCTGGGGCGCGAGCGCGGTCGTGCGCCTGCGCGACTTCGACGAGTTCGAGGACGCCCACCTCGTCCGCCAGAAGATCGCGGCCTGCTTCTCGGTCTTCATCTACGACGCCGAGGGGACCTCGCCCGCGGCGCTCGCCGGCACCCCTGACGACTCCCCGGCCGGCAAGAAGCCCCCGGTCGAGCGCGTCTACCCCGGCATGATCGAGCGCCTCGAGCCCGGGAAGGAGATCTCCTTCGCCGCTCCCCCCGGCGTCCAGGATCACGAGAGCTACTCGCGGAGCGTCCTCCGCGGGATCGCGGCCGGGTTCGGGACGACGTACGAGGCCCTGACGGGCGACCTCTCGAACGTGAACTACTCGAGCGCGCGCATGGGCTGGCTCAAGCACCGGCGCCGGCTCGAGGCCTGGCGCTGGCGGATCGTCGTCCCGCGGCTCTGCTCCCCTGTCTTCGCCTGGTTCCTCGAGCTCGCCGACGTCGCGGCGGGCCTCGACGTGCGCGAGGTCACCGCCACCTGGACGCCCCCGCGGGCGGACATGATCGACCCGACGAAAGAGGTCGTGGCGACGCGGAGCGAGATCCGGGCCGGTCTCAAGAGCTGGCCGGCGGCCGTGCGCGAGCGCGGGGACGACCCCGACGAGCTCCTCGACGAGCTCGAGCAGCACCAGAAGGACCTCGACAAGCGCGGCCTGGTCCTGGAATCCGACGCCCGCCGGCCCTCGAACGGCCAGCCCGGGGACGGGTCGGCAACCCCTGGAAACCCGCCGGCGGGGAACACTCCGGCGGAGGACGGCTCGGGCGACACGCCGGCTGACCCCAAGGCCGAGGATTGACGGCCCCTTGAACCGGGGCCGCGCGCCGGGCAGTCTTTCGCCCAATGCCTGCCACCGCGAAGCCCCGGACCGAGACGATCCAGCTCCCGCCCGCGATGCTGCTCGCGGCGATCCAGCCCGGCACGTTCGACGCGAAGGCGAAGACGTTCGTCGTCGTGCTCCAGACGGGCGCGATCATGCAACGGTACTCCTGGGCCCGCGACGAGGTCTTCGAGCTCCAGCTCGACATGAGCGGCGAGGCCTGCGATCTCTCGCGGCTCAATTCGGGGACGTCCCCCTTCCTGCTCGATCACAACGCTTGGAGCGTCTCCGACTCCGTCGCCGGCGTCTTCACGCGCGCCTGGATGGAGGGCGGGAAGCTGCTCGGCGAGGTCCGAGCGTCTGGACGCCCCGAGTTCGCGAGCATCCTCCAGGGGATCGAGGAGGGCACGCTTCGGAACGTATCCGTCGGGACGGACATCCTCGCGACGAAAGACGTCACGCCTCCCGACGCGAAAATGCGGCGACTGCTCGCGACGAGCTGGCGACCGTTCGAGGGTTCTCTCGTCGCCATCGGTGCCGATCCCGGCGCCGTCGTTCTGTCGCGCGAGCGACGTACCACCCCCTGCACCATTCTCCTTTCGAGTGAAGCCATGCCCGACGAAATCGACCCCACCAAGACCGCCCGCGAAACCGCCGAGCGCCTCGCGAAGGAAGAGGCCGATCGGAAGGCACGAGAGACCGCGGAACGCGCGGCCGCGGATACCCAGGCCGCCGAGCGCGCGCGCGCCGACGAGCGCGGCCGCGTCCTCGAGATCCAACGCCTCGGCGCCAAGCTCAAGCTGGACCCGGCCGTCACCGCGAAGTTCGTCACGGACGGGACGAGCATAACCGCGGCGAAGACTGCGATGCTCGACCAGCTCGCCGCGGCCGACCAGAAGACGCCGACCGAGCAGCGCGTCGGAGTGGGTCGCGAAGAGGGCGACGGCGTGACGGCCGCGATGGAGGCCGCGCTGTTGCACCGCTCGAACCCCGAGAAGTTCAAGCTCGAGAACACGCGCGGACGCGAGTACGTCGGGCTCTCGATGGTCGAGCTCGCGCGCGAATGCCTGCGCCTGCGCGGACTCGATCACCGCGGCATGGATCGGATGCGGCTCGTCACGGCCGCGCTCCAGAGCACGAGCGACTTCCCCGAGATCCTCGCGAACGTCGCGACCAAGACGCTCCGCAACGCCTACATGCTCGCGCCCCAGACGTGGCGGACCTGGGTCCGGATCGTCCCGGCCGCGGACTTCAAGCAAATGTCCTCGGTCAACCTGAGCGACGCGCCGAAGCTGCTCGAGCTCACCGAACACGGCGAGATCCAGACCGGCGCCTTCACGGACAACGCCGAGAAGTACTCGCTCAAGACCTACGCGCGGAAGACGGGGATCACGCGCCAGGCGATCATCAACGACGACCTCGGCGCGCTGACGCGCATCCCCGAGGCTTACGGCTTCCAGGCCGCCTCGCTCGTGTCGGACCTCGTCTACGGCGTCCTCACGGCGAACGCGAACATGAGCGACGGCATCGCGCTCTTCGAGAGCGGCACGCACAAGAACCTCGGCGTGAAGAAGCTCACGCAAGCGGGCGCGAAGGAAATGCGCGCGGCGATGCGGATCCAGACCGGCCCGGGCGGGACGGTTCTCAACGTCGCGCCGCGCTACGTCATCGCTCCCGCGGCGCTCGAGCAGGAGGCGCTGCAGCTCCTGCTCGCGGAGATCACGGCCGCGACGACCGGGAACGCGAACGTCTACCGCGGGACGATGGTCCCGGTCATCGAAGCCCGCCTCGACGCGAACTCGACGGCCAAGTGGTACGGCGCCTCGGATCCGGCCCAGATGGACGGGATGCAGGTCTCGTTCCTCGAGGGCCAGGGCGACGGGCCGCGCATCGAATCGCGCGCCGGCTGGGAGGTCGAAGGGGTCGAGATCAAGGTCGTCATGGACGCGGCGGCGAAGGCCGTCGAGTTCCGCGGCCTCTGGTCCAGCGCCGGCACGACCGACTGAACGAACGCCCGCGCAAGCGGGCCATCCGAAGGCGCCGGCGGGCGCTCCTGACGTCCGCCGGCGCCACCTTCTCCCACAACCTCGAACCTCGAACCCGAACCCCGAGCCCTTCCTATGGCGACGAACTCTCGAAACACCGGCGACCAGATGACCTTCACGGCCCCGACGGGCGGGGTCGTCTCGGGAACCGCCTACCTGATCGGCGGCCTCCTGGTCGTCGCCAACATCACCGCGGCCCAGACCCTCCCGTTCACGGGCGGGACCCGCGGCGTCTACTCGCTCCCCAAGGCGACGGGCGCGGCCTGGACCGAGGGCCAGGTCCTCTACTGGGACGACACGGCGAAGAAGATCACCGGCACGAGCTCGGGGAACACCAAGGTGGGCTGCGCGGCCGCCGCGGCGGCCTCGGGCGACACGACCGGCCTCGTCCGGCTCAACGGCACGGCCTGAGCCGGGCCGCCTCGCGCTATGGGCTTCGAGGAGCTGGCGGACCAGGTCAACCGCTCCGTCTCCTCGGCGCTCGGGATCGCGGCCGTTTGGACTCCGAAGGGCGGGGACGTTTCCCTGCCCTTCGGCGTTCCTTTGCAGGCGATCTTCCGCCGCGAGCACCGCACGTTCGACCCCGATACGGGCGCCATGATCTCGACCGCTCAATCGGCCGCCTGGATCCGTCTCGCGGACCTTCCGCGGCTTCCGATCGAGGACGACGGCCTCGAGCTCGACGGACGGCGCTACGTCGTCGCGGCGCTCGAGCCCGACGGCCAGGGCGGGGCCTGGCTCGTGCTCCAATTGGCCCCGACCCCATGAGCTCCGGCGCCCACAAGATCCGCGACGCGGTCGTCCAAGGCCTCAAGGCCGAGCGCACGCGCGCGGCCGACCGGATCTTCGGCAACCGCACGCGGCCGGTCTGGAAGGACGCGATGCCGGTCGTCCTGGTCTTCACGCGCGAGGAGCGCGCGGAGCTCTTCCAGGTCGCCCCGCGGATCTACCGGCGGACGCTCTCGCTCGCGATCGTCGTCGTCGACGAGGACCAGGGGAAGCCCGACGACCTGGTCGACGACCGTCTCGACGAGCTCGCGGACCAGGTCGAGCGCTTCATGTTCCGCGACCCCCGCCTGGGCCTCTCCGGGCCCGACGACGGGGAGGAGACCGCGCCGAACGTCCCGACCTTCGAGCTCGAGACCTCGACGCTCGAATCGGTCGACCTCGTCGCCTTCGACCAGGACAACCGGCCGGCCGAGCGAGCCCTGGCCGGCCAGCGGATCACCTTCTCGGTCTCGTTCCTCGAGCGCCCGACCGAGGGCCGGAGCGAGGATCTCGAGCCCTTCCGGGGGGCGAACGTCTCCTGGAAGCTCAAGCCCGGCGACGACGTCGAGGACGCGCGCGATCGGGTCGAGCTCGAAGGGTCCTAGCCTCGCGGCTCGCCGTTCCCTAGATTCCAGACGCCCAGACGCCCCGCCCCGAGGTCTTCTACGATGGCCACGATCTCCTTCGACACGATTCCCGCCAACCTCCGCACCCCCGCGGTCGTCGCGGAGTTCTCCTCGGTCCGTGCACAGGCCGGCCTTGCGATCCAGCCGTTCAAGGTCCTCCTGATCGGCCAGCGCCTCGCGACGCTCACGCGCGCGACCGGGACGCTCGTCCTCGGGGGCCAGCCGTCCGACGCGGACACGTACGTGATTTCCGACGGCGCGACCTCGGTCACGTTCGAGTTCGACTCGAACTCGAGCGTCGTCCAGACGAACACGCTCCGCCAGGTCGTGATTGGCGTCGACGTCGCCGCGACGGCCGCCGCGCTGCTCGCCGCGATCAACGCGACGCCCTCGTTCAACGTGACCGCGCTCACCGTCACGGGCGGGAACACGGTCAACCTCCGGAACGATGCGGCCGGCACGGTCGGCAACGTCGCGATCACCGAACCGGTCAACGTCTCGACGTTCCTCTCGGACACGGGGATGACGGGCGGGGCCTACACCGCGACCGGCTCCGGCACGACCGGCCAGGCTTACCGGATCGGGAGCGCCCAGGAGGCCTCGAACCTGTGGGGCGCCGGTTCCCAGATTCACCGCGCGGCGCTCGCGTTCTTCGCGAACAACGCCTTCACCGAGGTCTGGGGGATCGCGATCGACGACCCGCTCGGCGGCGCGGCCGCGTCGGGGACGATCGCCGTCACCGGTCCGGCCACCGCGGCCGGGACGGTCTACGTCTACGTCGGCGGGAACCGCTACGCGGTCGCCGTCGCCTCGGGCGACTCCGCCTCGGTCGTCGCGGCCTCGATCGCGACCGCGATCAACGCCGACACGCTCGCGCCGTTCACGGCCGCGGCGATCTCGGCGACGATCACGCTCACGGCGCGGAACCTCGGCCTGGTCGGGAACTTCCTCGACATCCGGCACTCGCACAACGCCGGCGAGGTCCTCCCGGCCGGCGTGGGCCTGACGATCACGGCGTTCGCCGGCGGGGCGGGCGGGATCGACCTCGCCGCGACCTTCGCCGCGATCGGCGACGAATGGTTCAACGTGATTTGTAGCCCCTACGCGGGCTCGACGAACCTCCAGGCCTTCGCGGCCGAGCTCGAGAGCCGCTGGGGTCCGCTGCGCGCGAACGAGGCCTTCGGGTTCGTCTCCGCGACGGGCGACGTCTCGGGCGCGATCTCGGTCGCGTCGGTCGTGAACTCCGGCCACCTGGCCGTCATCCCGGCCCAGGGCTCGCCGACGTGGACGGTCGAGATCGCCGCGGCCGCCGCGGCCGTCGTCTCGTTCTACGCGGCGATCGACCCGGCCCGGCCGTGGAACGGTCTGCCCCTGATCGGCGTCGTCCCGCCGCTCGTGAAGGACCGCTGGACGCTCTCCCAGCGGAACTCGCTCCTCTTCGCCGGCGTCTCGACGACGCGCGTCGACGACGGCGGCCGCGTCGTGCTCGAGCGCGTCGTCTCGAGCTACCGGACGAACTCCGTCGGGGCCGCGGACACGGCCTACCTCGACGCGACGACCCATTTCACGCTCTCGTACCTGCGCTTCGACCTGACGACGACGATCAAGCTCAAGTACCCGCGCTCGAAGCTCGCGAACGACTCCTCGCGCCTCGCGGCCGGCCAGGCGATCGTGACGCCGGGCATCATGCGCGGCGAGCTCGTCGCGCGCGCGCTGCTCTGGGAGACCCAGGGCCTCGTCGAGGACGTCGAGGGCTTCAAGGCCGACCTCCTCGTCGAGCGCGACACGAGCGACCCGACGCGCCTCAACTTCCAGATTCCGCCCAACCTCGTGAACCCGCTCATGGTCGTGGCCGGTCGGTTCACCTTCGTTCTCTGAGCTGGAGACCCCCACAATGGCCGACAACCGCCGCGCTGGAACGATCTCGATCGCCGTCAATGGCGAGGTCCTCGACGCCAAGGGCGAGTTCACCTACAACCTCGGGACGCCGATCCGGGAGCCGATCGTCGGCGCGGATCGGATCCACGGGTTCAAGGAGACGCCCGGTACGCCGATGCTGAAGGGCCAGGTCACGGACCGCCGCGGCCTCGACGTGCGCAAGCTCGCCAACATCACGGACGCGACGATCACGCTTGTCTCCGGCACCGGGAAGACGATCGTCTTCCGGCAAGCCTGGTCCGGCGGCGGCTTCGACATCAGCACGAGCGAGAGCGCGATCGACGTCACCTTCTACGCCCTCGACGCCCAAGAGGTCTGATCCCATGAGCAAGCGCCCCGTTCCGGCGCCCAGCTCCACGAAACCCGAGCGGGTTACCGTCAAGCTGAGCCGTGCACTCGTTCCGATCCAAGGCGACCCGCTCCGCGAGCTCGTGCTGCGGCGGCCGACGAGCCTCGAGCTCCGGCCCCTGCCGATGCGGGTCCTCAAGGGCGACGGCGACCGCAAGAGCGGCGCGACCTGGGGCGACCTCCTCGGGATCGTCGCCGGATGCACCGGCCTCTCCCTCGAGGACCTCGACAAGCTCTCCGCCCGCGACTCCCGCTCGGCCGTCGAGGGCCTGAATCAGTTCCTCGCGCTCGACCTGGTCGAGGAGCGGCGGAAGCGGGTCAAGACGGCCCAGAGCGGCGCGGTCTCGATCCAGCTCGAATACCCGCTGCAGCTCGGGACCGAGAAGCTCGAGCGGCTCGAGCTCCAGCCGTGCGAGGCGCGCCACCTGCGCGACATGCCGATCGAGCCGACGCTCGGGGACCTCCTCGACCTCGGCGGGCGCCTCTCGCTCCAGGCCGGCGCCATCGTCGACCGTTTCGACGTCGCCGACGCTCTGCTCCTGATCGAGGTCGCCGCGGGTTTTTTCGAGGATTCCCGGCCGACTGGCGCTCCGCCCTCGTGACGCTCGCGGAGCGCTTCGGCTGGCAACCGTCGGAGCTGTGGGTCCTGACCGGGCGGGACCTGATCTTCTGGGCCGAGGCCTGTCGCGATCACGACCGCAAGGCCGCCGAGCGCTAGACTCGCCGGCGGAGATCCCCACCAATGGCCGTCACGTTCCCCGTTTCCGTCGCGATCCAGGCGATCGACAACGCGACCGCGAAGACGCGCGCGATCGCGGCCGGGATCCAGAAGGCGACCTCGCCGCTCACCAAGCTCTCGACGTCGTTCTCCGGCCTGGCCGAGGCCGCCCAGTTCGGGAAGCTGCAGGCGGGCTTCGCCGGCGTCGGGGACGCGCTGGGCGAGCTCGCCGGCGCCGCGAAGCGCGCGGCCTTCCTGGTCGGCGGGATCGCCGCGGCCGCGGGCGGGACGGTCTACGCGCTCGTGCACGGGTTCGCCGAGGCCGGCGACTCCGCGATCAAGGCCGCGCAGAAGATCGGGATCGGCGTCGAGAAGCTCCAGGAGCTCCGCTACGCGGCCCAGCTCGGGAACGTCGAGACCGAGGCCCTCGATACGGCCCTGATCAAGCTCACGCGCAACGCGGCGCTCTCCGCGCGCGGCTCGTCGACGGCCGCGAAGGGCTTCGACCGGCTGGGGATCTCGGTCCTCGACGGCAACGGCCACCTGCGCGACGCGGGGAGCCTGCTCGAGGAGATCGCGGACAAGTTCGGACGTCTGGACGACCCGCTCAAGAAGGCCGCGCTCGCGCAGGAGCTCTTCGGCAAGGCCGGCGCCGACCTGATCCCGCTCCTCTCCGACGGCGCCGAGGGCTTGCGCCAGGCCGCGGCCGAGGCGCACCGGTTCGGGATCGTGCTCTCGCGCGACGCGGCCCAGAAGGGCGAGGCCTTCATGGACAACCTCACGCGCGTCTCGGCCGTGCTCCGCGGGGTCCGGAACGTCATCGGCGCCGAGCTGCTCCCGGTCGTCGAGCAGCTCGCGAACGCCTTCCGCGAGTGGGTCGTCTCGAACCTTCCCCGGGTCCGTGACTTCGCCCAGCGCCTCGCGCGCGATCTCCCGAAGGCGATCATGCGCGCGGCCGACGCCTTCGCGACGTTCTGGGAGAAGACCGAGCCCGTGCGCGTCGTGCTGGGCAAGCTCTACGACCTCCTCGGGCCCGTGGGGACCGCGCTCGGCGTCCTCGCCGGCGTCCTGGTCGTCACGCTCGCCCCGGCCGTGCTCTCCGTCGTGGCGGCCCTGGCGACGCTCTCGGCCGCCCTGGTCGGGACGCCGGCCGGCTGGGTCGTGCTCGTCCTGACGGCCGTCGCGGCGGCCTTCGTCGCGGTCGGGATCGCGATCGCCTACGTCATCTCGCACTGGGACGACCTGGCGGCCCGCTTCCCGGCCACGGCGCGCGCGCTCCAGTTCCTCGGCAAGGTCGCGATGGCCTATATCGAGACCCAGCTCTACGCGATCGGCGCGGCCGCGGAGTGGGTCTTCTCGGCCTTGTTCACGCTCTCGGAGAAGCTCCTGACCTCCTGGCAAGCGGTCGCGGACTTCTTCTCGGGGCTCTGGTCGAGCGTCCAGACGGGCTTCGAGAAGGTCTACGGCTTCATCGTGGGCAAGCTCGAGGACCTGAAGGCGCTCGTCCCCGACTGGGCCCTCAAGTTCGCCGGGATCCCCAGCGGCGGCGGCTCGAGCTCGGGCCCGACGATCGCCCCAAAGGTCGCCGAGACCCTCGCGGGGCCCTCCCAGGGCGCCCGGAGCGAGACGACGGTCCGGGTCGATTTCCAAAATGTTCCACGTGGAACTCGGGTCTCGAGCGAGGCGAAGGGCCCGACCGACGTCGACCTGTCGATGGGCTACGCCCTCTCGGGCCCGTAGGCTGTCGGCATGGGCTGGCGCGATCGACTTCGGGAGGCGAGTTTCCGCGGCGTCCCGTTCTTCGTCGAGACGGCCGAGGGGGCCTACTCCCGGAACGTCGTCGAGCACGAGTACCCCGGCCAGGCCCCGCCCTTCTTCGAGGACCTGGGCCGGCGCGCGCGGGCCTTCGAGCTCGAGGCCTACGTCCTCGGCGAGGACTACCAGGACCAGCGCGACCGCCTGATCGCGGCGATCGACGAGCAGGAGGGCCCGGGCGACCTGGTCCACCCCTACCTCGGGACCCTGCGCGTCCTGGCGCGGAGCCTGAGGGTCCGCGAGAGCTCGCGCGAGGGCCGGATGGCCCGCTTCCTGATCGCCTTCGTCGAGGCCTCGGAGGCGAGCTCGCCCGCGGCGACGGACGACGCGCCGGCCGAGCTCGACGCGGCGACCGGTTCGCTCTTCACGGCCACCGAGGACGACTTCGCGGCGAGCTGGGATCCGACGGACGAGCCGGCGATCCTCGTCCAGGCCGGCTCGATCCAGGCCCAGGACTTCTTCGACTACCTCCGCGGGCTCAACCTGCGCGGGCCGCTCGACGAGGTCTCGGCCTGGCGCGACAAGCTCGACACGCTCGCCAACGGCGCGATCGCGGCGCTCCAGACGCCCGGACAATTCGCGCGCGACGTGACCTCGCTCCTCGACGGTCTCCGCGGGACGATCGGGTCGGCGAAGTACGCGATCGAGGCCTTCCTCGGCCTGCTCGACGTGAAGCCCTCGCGCTCGTTCGGGCACTCGAGCGCCTCCCAGAACGCCGACCGCAACCGGGACGCGGTCGGGCGGATCTTCCGCGAGAGCGGCGCCGCGCTCGGCGCGCGCTCTTCGGCCGAGGTCGACTGGGCGAGTTTCGGGGAGGCCCAGGCCGCGCGCGATCGCGCGCTCGCGGCGATCACAAGCGCCCAGGACACCGCGGGCGACGCGACCTTCGTCGCGCTCGGCGCCGTCGCCCAGGCCCTCTCGAGCGCGCTCCCGCTCGCGCCTGGCACGCTCCCCGAGATCCAGGCCTACACCGTGGGCGAGACGACGAACGCGCTCGCGATCGCCTACGAGCTCTTCGACGACGTCTCGCGCGCGGATGAGCTCGTCGCCCGGAACCGGATCCGGAACCCCCTCGTCGTCGTGGGCGGCCAGACGCTCGAGGTCCTGGCCGATGCCTGACCTCGTCCTGCGCGTCGACGGCCAGAAGCTCACGGGCTGGGAGACGTTCCGGCTCGAGCGCTCGCTCGAGGCTTTCGCCGGCGCCTTCTCCGCCACGGTCTCCGACCGGCGCGACTTCCCGATTCCCGAGGGCGCCGCGGTCGAGGCGATCCTCGACGGGTTCCCGATCCTGACCGGCTGGATCGACGTCGTCCGGCCTTCGTTCGACGCGCGCTCGCGCTCGGTCACGATCGCCGGCCGCGATCGCACGGCCGAGCTCGTCGACTGCTCGCCGGTCGACCTCTCGGCCCAGTTCGAGCACGTCGCGCTCGACGGCCTGGCCTCGGACCTGGCGCGGCCCTTCGGCGTCCAGGTCGTCGTCGCCGGCGATCCGGGCGCGGAGTTCGAGAGGTTCGCCTTGCACCCCGGGGAGACCGTCCATGAGGCCCTGGAGCGCGCGGCACGGCTCCGCGGGGTTCTCCTGACGACGGACGGGCTCGGGCGCCTCGTGCTCGAGAAGCCCGGCACGACGCGCGCCGCGGTCGACCTGGTCGAGGGCGAGAACCTCCTCGCCGGTACCGGCCGCTTCGACCGCTCGAGCCGGTTCCGGCGCTACGTCGTGCGGGGCCAGCTCCAGGGCTCGGACCTCCTCTTCGCCGACGAGACCTCGACCGAGGGCGAGGCCTTCGACGAGGCCGTCCGCTCGGTCCGGACGACCCTCATCCTCGCCGAGGCCGGCGTCGACATCGCGACGGCCCAGAAGCGGGCGGAGTGGGAGGCCGCGGTTCGGCGCGCTCGAGGGTCCGCGCTGCAGGTCACGCTCCAGGGCTGGCGCCAGGGGGCGGCCGGGCCGCTCTGGATCCCGAACGTCCTCGCCCGGCTCCGCTCTCCGACCCTCCGGATCGATCGCGTCCTCCTGGTCTCGTCCGTGCTCTTCACGCTCGACCCGCGCGGCGGGACGACGACCGAGCTCGATCTCGTGCACCCCGACGCCTACTCGCCCGAGCCCTCGCTGAAGCGCGAGGACGACCTCTCGGACGACCTGGCCGATCCCGAGGAGGATTGACCGTGCGGCCCCTGGACACGTTCCGCGCGCTCCTGCGGCCCGTCGCGCGCCGCGTCGCCCTCCTGGCCTCGCGCGGCGTCGTGCGGCTCTCCGACGACGCCCACAAGCTCCAGGAGCTCCAGGTCGGGCTCCTCAAGGGCGAGACCCGCGGGCCGCTCGAGCGGTTCGGCGAGTTCGGCTGGACGTCGCGGCCGCCGGTCGGCTCCGAGGTCGTCGCGCTCTTCTTCGGCGGCTCGCGCGACCACGGCGTCGTCGTCGCGGTCGAGGACCGGAACACGCGGCCCCAGGGGCTCCAGGAGGGCGAGGCGCTGGCCTACAACGCCTTCGGCGTCCGGATCCTCCTCAAGGCCGACGGGGCGATCGAGATCACGGCGCCGGGAGGCGTGAAGATCGAGGCGCCCGAGCTGCGGCTCTCGGGCTCGCTCACGGTCGACGGCTCGATCACGGCCGGCGGGGACGTCTCGGACGCGGCCGGTTCGATGGCCGAGATCCGCCAGACCTTCAACGATCACACGCACCCCGGCGTCCAGACCGGCTCGGGCTCGACCGGGCCGCCAGTCCCCCCGATGACCTGAGACGATGGCCGACCTCGTCGAAATCCACGGGAGCGGGCTCTGGTTCTTCTGCTCGGGCTGCCAGGGCCCCCACCGCGTCCCCATCGCCGGCGAGAACGCCTGGACGTGGAACGGATCGACCGAGCGGCCGACGCTCTCGCCGTCGATCCGCTGCCGATGGAACGAGGGCGAGGCCCAGACCCCGAAGGTCTGCCATTCCTTCATGCGCGACGGCGCGCTCGAGTTCCTGGGGGATTGCACGCACGAGCTCGCCGGGCGGACCGTGCCGATCGTCCCGTGGGAAGCCTGGGGCGAGTACCGCTGACGATTCCAAGCGCGGCCGCGGGCCCGTAGGCTCTTCGGCATGACCGACGCGCGACTCGATCTAGGTCCGAACGGCGCCGACCTGGTCCTCGACGGGGACGACCTCGCCACCGACGAGGGCCTGACGACCGCCCTCGTCGTCTCGATCCTCTCCGACGGCCGATCCGACGCGGAGCGACGAGCTCTCCCCAATCACGAGGAGATCCGCGGCTGGTGGGCCGACAACGTCCGCGACCGGTTCGGCTCGCGGCTCTGGACGCTCGAGCGCGAGAAGCGGACCACGGACACGCTCGAGCGCGCGCGCGAGCTCGGCGAGGACGCGCTCGCCTGGCTCGTCGAGGACCAGATCGCCTCGCGCGTCTCCGTCGAGGCGAGCTACGACGACTTCGGCCGCCTGCGCCTCGAGGCGAACGTCGAGCGCGGGACCTCGAAGCTCTTCGCGCACCTGTGGGCGGGGACCCAGGCCGTCAAGGTCGGGATTCACCAGGCCGTCTCGGCCGTTCCCGCTCCGCCGACGATCCCCGACCAGAACGTCGTCGTCTTCCTGCTCGACGACGGCGGCGCCGAGCTCTTCGACTGGAGCGAGCTCGACGCGCCGACGGACCCCTACGCCCTGACGCCTCGCCTCCACGAAATGCAAGGCCGCGGCGTGACGTTCCTCCGGGGCTATGCGACGCCGATTTGTGGCCCGACGCGCGCCTGCCTTCACACCGGCCGGCACGGGTTCCGGACCGGGCTCGCGGCGAACCTCGACGGGGCGGGGTCCGCGGGATTCGGCCTGGGCGAGTACGGCGGATTCCCGACGCTCGAGACCGGCATGATCGCTCGCGCGCTTCGTCTCGGCCGCGACGGCACGGACGACCAGAGCCTCGGGGCCGCGGCCTTCACGTACGTCTCATTCTGGGGCGGCAAGGGGCACATCTACTCCGACGCCGGCCGCGAGACCTGGCCCGTCCAGCACGGCTGGGGCCGCAACATCGGATGCCAGCCCAACGCGAGCAGTCTCGAGAATTGGCCCTACGGCCAGGCCGAGCCGAACGACCCGGGGGACCCGGGCTACGTCCCTCTAGCGCCGAACTCCGGGCACTTCCATTTCCGAGAAATCTCCGCGGCCTTCGCCGGCGTCCCGGTCGTGACGACCTACGGCGCGGCGGGGACCTGGCCGGCCGGCGGACCCTACAAGGCCTGGGACACGACGACGACGCCGAAGGCGGCCTGGGACGCCTACAAGGTCGCCCGAGACCTGATCCTCCGGATCAACGGGAGCACGCAGCCGGTCTTCGCGGTCGTCTGCATGAACCCGCCCCACGCGCCGTTCGAGGTCCCCCCGTTCACGTTCCCCGACAACGTCGGGGTCGGCGCGACCGGTCTCGACCTCCCCCTGATCTCGGACGCGACCCGGCACACGATGGAGAGCCTCAACGGCGGGGCTGGGGGGCCCGGTTTCATTCCGACGGACCCGGTTCGGACGCGAGCGGTCTACCGGGCGAACATGGAGGCCTTCGACACGCTCGTGGGCTGGATCAATGACCGGATCGACCCGGCCAAGCTGGCCCGGACGGTCTTCATCCTCTCGGGCGACAACGGCACGGTCCCCGAGGCCGTCCCTCCCCCTTACGATCCAGGGCATAGCAAGCGGACGATCTTCGAGCAGGGCCAGCGCGTCCCCTTCCTGGTCTGGGGCTCGAGCGACGTCATCGCCCAGCCCGGCCGGACGTGCGACCACCTGGTCCATACGGTCGACATCTTCTCGACCGTGCTCGAGATCACCGGCTGCGACCCGGACCGCTGGAACCCCGGCGGCGCGCTCAAGATCGACGGCCGGAGCTTCCTCCCCGTTCTGCGGGACCCCGAGGCGACGCCGGCGCGGGACTTCATCTACGCGGAGATTTTCGCCCCCATCGGCGCGCGCCGCGACGGCGACCCAGGCGGGACGCCCCCGATCCCGGTCATCCCGCCGAATCAGTGGCTCCGGAGCTTCAACGACGGGACGGACAAGATCATCCAGAACCCCCAGGGCGCCTCGCCCCCGTTCCGCTTCTTCCGGATCACGTCCGAGGTCCAACCCGGGAGCGGCCGTCGGGGCTACTACGAGCGCCCCGAGGACGATCTCTACCCCCAGGCGATCGACGGACTCCATCCCGACGTCGCCGACCGCTTCGAGACCCTGCTCGGGCGCCTGATCGACTTCGTCGAGAGCTGAGAACCCCACGATGGCCTTCCAACGCCCGAGCCTGGCCGAGCTGATCGCACGGAACGACGCCGAGATTTCGTCGCGGCTCGGGATCGGCCCGCTCCTGCGCCGTTCCGTGCTCGGCGTCCTCTCGAGGGTCATCGCCGGCGCCTCCCACCTGGTCCTGGGCTATGTCGAGTGGACCTCGCGCCAGCTCTTCCCGGAGACGGCCGACCCCGAGGCGCTCGAGCGCCAGGCGAGCCTGTGGGGCCTGGAGCGCAAGGCCGGGGTCGCCGCGTCCGGGCCCGTGCTCTTCACCGGCACGCTCGGCGCGGTCGTCCCGAAAGGGACCCAGCTCCGCCGGACGGACGGGATCCTGTACGCGACGATCGCCGACAAGACGATCGGGGCGAGCGGGGTCGTCGCGCGCGTCAACGCGACGACGGTCGGGGCCACGACGAGCGCGGTCGCGGGGACGCGCCTCACGCTCGTCTCGGCGATCGCCGGGGTCGCCTCGCCGGCGACGGTCCAGACGTTCGGACTCGTGGGCGGCCTGGACCCCGAGAGCGACGCCCAGCTCCTCGCGCGGCTGCTCTCGCGCGTCCGAAATCCCCCGGGCGGCGGCTCGGCCGCGGACTACGAACGCTGGGCCCTCGAGGTCGCCGGCGTGACGCGCGTCTGGGTCGAGCCGCTCAAGTTCGGCCCGGGGACCGTGGGGATCGCCTTCGCGACGGCCTGGGC